AATTAGCAGGAACCCTCGCTGAAAAATCTGGAGCATTTGGTGGAGGAATTAAAGAAGCATTGCTCTTCTCTGCTGGACTTGCACAAAACCCACAAGTAGAAATTCTCTATCAAAAGACAGGTCACAGAGAGTTTATGTTTGACTTTAAGATGTCTGCCAGAAGTGAAGCCGAAGCTGCAGCAATTCGCAAAATCATTAAAGAATTTAAGTTTCATTCTGCACCAGAGCTCTTGAAGGGATCATCTGGTCGTTTCTTTATTCCACCAGCTGAGTTTGATATTAAGTTCTTTTATAACGGAAAAGAAAATACAAATATTCATAAGATATCCTCATGCGTTTTGGTCGGCATCGATGTTAACTATGCAGCTGCGGGTCAATGGACAACATTCAGTGATGGTATGCCAGTTGACATTTCAATGCAGTTACGATTTAAAGAGCTCGAACTCATGCACAAGGGTCGTATCGAGGAAGGTTATTAATGGCTAGTCTTGGATATTTTAATTATTTCCCAAAGTTGGTATATACTTTTGATAAGAATACTATCAACAATCAAGCTGTCACAAATATCTTTGCTCGCTCTGCGTTCTTAAAGGAAATTGTAGACAACTCGGCAATCTATTTCGAATACGAAGTGCAAGATTCTGATACACCAGAAATTATTGCACACAAGATTTACGGAAGCGCATTTCGCTCTTGGCTTGTCCTATTATTCAACAAATATGTTAATCCTTTATATGAATTTCCTATGAAGTCTGTGGTGCTTGATGAATATGTAAAGAACAAATATGATCAAACAATCACTCAAGCACAAACTACCATTCATCATTATGAACAGGAAATCACAACTACAATTACCTTCAATGGTGTAAAATTCTACGAATCATCAGTCTCCTCTATCATTTCAGATAAAGAATATAATTTTGTGACTGAGACTCTAGTTGATCGCACAGTCCCTGGAACTGCTGATACTTCTGTGGTAGTAAGTACAGAACAAAACACTCTTGCAAATGGTCAAGTTGCTACGATTGTTACTCGAAATAAAGCAGTATCAAATTATCAAAATGAGATTAATGAGAATGAAAAACGAAGAAAAATAAAACTACTAGATCCTGCATATGTGACTAGAGTTGAACAAGAATTTAAACAATTAATGAGTCAGTGATGGCTGAAGATATTGGCGTAACAGGTTCGAAAAATTTTGATGTTAAGGTTCTAGAGATCATCAATTCTGGAGGTCAAACTGTCGACCTTCGAAAAATCTACATTGAACTGCAACTATTCCAAGACATCTATTCATCTGTTATGAGTGGAAGTATCATCGTTCAAGATGGTCATGACATCTTCAGTAACTTTTACTTTTGCGGTAATGAGTATCTAAAATTGTCTATTGATAAACCGTCTCTAGGTAAACCAATCGAAAAGATCTTTAGAATCTATAAAACTGGCAGCAGAAAACCTGCTTCTGACTCAGGGCAAACATTCGTACTTTATTTTTGCTCAGAAGAATTAGTATTCTCAAATCAAAAGAAGGTGAGCAAAGCATATAAGGGTAAGAAAACTGTCGATATCGTTCGCGATATTCTATTGAACGAATTAAAGGTTGATCCATCTAAAATTAAGAAAATGGATACAACAAGCGGTGTTTATGATTTGGTGGTTCCAGGAATGAATCCTCTCGAGGTTATTCAGTGGGCTGCATCTCGTTCATATGATGCCAGTAAACCACCAAAATATTGCTATTTCTTTTATGAGGATCGAGACGGATATCAGTTCAGATCCTATAATACTCTAATCAAAGAGAAGCCTATTAAGACATTAAAATACGAAATCAAAACAGTTGATCAAGACCCAGCAAATAACAAAGACTCTATCGATGCATTTGAGATTCGTGGAGAGTTTGATGTACTCAAGGGTTTACAGAATGGTGGTTATGCTTCTAGATTAATGTCTGTCGATATTTTCACACAATCATTTACATATCATGACTATTCAATTGAAACTGCAGAGGCGCAGAATAATCTATTGAATAAATTTAAGGCAACTAATGCTCTTAAAAATATGGATAAGAAGCCAATCACTGCCACGCACGATTCTTTATTTCTGACAAACATTGCGATTAATGACACATCCTCTGAAAAATCTAATGATAGAGATAAGTGGATGATGAATCGCGCATTGCATATGACAGCAATGCATAATACCAGAATTAAAATTGTGATCCCTGGAGATATTTTCTTGAAAGCTGGCGAAGTTGTTAAGTATGAGTTTCCAAAGTTCGAAGGTGCAGACGCAAAAGGTAAAACTCCAGATGAGTATCGCACAGGAAACTATCTTGTGTCGGCTATTTGCCATAAGTTTTCTGGAATGGATAAGGGCGATTTCGAGAGTATTGTCGAATTAGTTTCTGATTCATTCTCAAAACAAATTCCTGCTGCAAAAGATGGGCTTGAAAAAGTCACGAGCAAATTCTCATGAAGGCGCGCAAGAATTTTATAGGTTTAGAAGGTTTTGTTTGGTGGGTTGGTGTCGTAGAGGATCGCCAAGATCCAGAGCAACTCGGTCGTGTTCGAGTTCGCTGCTTCGGTTGGCATACTGAAGACAAGAAAAAGATTCCAACTAGCGACCTCCCTTGGGCTCACCCAACTGTTCCTGTAAATCATCCTGCACTGTATACTCCAAAAGAAGGCGATATGGTATTCGGTTTCTTCATGGATGGCGAGAGTGCTCAAAATCCAGTGATCATGGGAGTGTTTCCAGGAAAACCTGAAAAGAAACCAAAATACGAAGATGGATTTAGTGATCCACGAAAGAGTTTTGGCGATGCACCAAAACGACCAGATGATAATGCAGAAGCCTATCCAAAGTCAAAGTATCTAAAAGAAGCAACGACGAATCGTCTTGCTCGCGGAAAGGCAGACAGTACGATCATTGCTACACGAAAAAAGAATCTTAAAAAGGGTGTTCAATCTGCTGGTGGAGTTACTTGGTCTGAACCAGCGCCAGCATTTGCTCCGAAATATCCATACAACTATGCGCTTGAAACAGAATCAGGTCATGCATTCGAATTAGATGATACTCCTGGAAAGGAGCGTATTCATCTAGCGCATCGAAATGGATCATACTTTGAAGTTGATAAAGATGGTAACAAAGTTGAGAGAGTGCAAAAAGACAATTATGAAGTCATCATGGGTGATGATTTCATCTATGTAAAAGGCAAGGCAGTAATTACCGTTGAAGGCAATTTTAATCTTAAAACTGCGACAGTGAATATTGAGGCTGCTGCAATTAATATGGCAGCTGATGGTGCAATTAAGATAAAGGGTAGTTCAGTCAACATTGAATCAACTGGCTCAATCGATCTGAAAGCTGGCAGCGGTGGCAAATTTACTGCTGGTGGTCGTTTAGATCTCAAGGGCGCAACTGCTGGTCTTGCTGGATCAACTGTTGATATTCCTGCAGCGAAAGTTAATCTTCAGGGTGGCTCTGTTTCTTCAGCATCAGGTGCAGGAATTACTGGTGGTGGTACTCAATCAGGTGCTGGTGAAGCGTCTGCAGCTGGTGCCGCTCAAACTGCAGCGACCGCAGCAGGAAATAATGCAGTTTCAACATTGGGTACAAACTTTGCAGCTGCAGCGGCAGGAGTTGCAGGAACAGTTGCTGGGGCAGCAGCAAATGCAGCAAGCGGTATCACTTCTGCAATCAGTGGCGCAACTGCTGGTGGAGCTCTTGGTGGTCTAGCGGGCAGCTCTTTGGGTAAGGCAGTTGGTGGATTGACTTCCTCAATCTCTGGTGTTGTTGGCGATCTAAAGAGCACACTCGACTCTACAATTAAAGACCTTGCTTCTTCATTACCGATTGGAGAAATCACCGCAAAGGTTGCGGCAACAGAATCTGAGATTAATAAATCTCGAGGAGATATTCTATCTCTAACTGGATCTTCGAAATCTGAGATTCTCGGAAAAATCGATAAGGTAGCAGCTGGTGCTATAACAAAGGGTATCGAGTTCATTGTAGATAATGACATTCAAAAAGAGATAAACAAAACAAAGAATCAAGGATTGCCTGAGATTGTTACTGTGACTGGAAAACGAACTTATCCAAAAACTGAAACTGTAAATGTTGCCCCAACTTCGGCAAATACGGGAGGATAAAATGGGATTTGTAACGAAAGCAGAAGCCTATATTATCTCAGAACTGAAGTCGACAGTTATGGATCGCCTTCATATGGGTGGATCTTTCTTGCAGCAAATTCCGACCGTTACAGTTGGTGGGCTTCCTGTTGCAATTAAACAGGCTGGTCTTGGGGCGATCGGTGAACAGCTTGGAGGGGTTATCTCCCAGGTTCAATCAGCCGCAGGAGCGATCACTGCAATTACTCAAAATCCAATGTCATTGGTAGAAGGTGCCATCAATTCTAAAATCGGAGATGTATCTTCAAAAATTACTGCGGTTACAGGTAAACTTTCTGGTGGACAATTAAGTGCATTGACTAACGGAATTACTGGTATACAGAATGCTCTTACTGATTTTCAGGCTCACACTCAATTACTTTCAGGTCAAGCGACCTCTATCTCTGACACGATTCCCGACTTTAATAAACTTAAAGATGCAGGAAGCAATTTAAGTGGATTAACAGGGCAGAGCCCAGATAGTTTTATTGCAAATACCGCTTCGGCTCTGTTTTCCGAAACAAAACTTAATAATATATCGAATTCCCTTCAGTATGTAGTAAATAATAAACTAGATCAAATATCTCGATTAGATGCAATAACTGATGCAGCGACAATCACCACTCTTGTTAACGATTGTCAACTCCTTATAAATAATCATGCAAATACTATGAACGCTGTGATTGATTCTGATACGCATGCATTCAATGAGGCAAGCAATACTCTAACTTCTGCTACAACAGTGGTAGGTATGGCTTCTCAGTTTACAGATACAAGCAGTGTTGGATATGCTCTATTTAATCGTATAGGAACTGCAACCGCAAAAACAGCATTTAATACTGCAGCGGCTGTGACGGAAACTTAAGATGGCACTATCAACAAGAACATTTAGTGATATTGATGTGGATTTTATGCCAAATCCGATTACTAGTGATATTCTTAAAAAGACTAATGAAAATGCGATCGCCCAGTCTATTGGTAATTTGCTACAAACTTCGCATTATGAGAGATTATTTAATCCAGAACTCGGATGCAATTTAAAACGATACTTGTTTGAGCCTATAGATAATATTACAACAAATAATATAATCGAAGAGATTACAAAAACTATTGTTAATTATGAGACCAGAGTTCAGTTATTAGATGTGACAGCGAATCCAGATTACGATAAGAATGGATATGATGTGTCAATTAAGTTTATTATTCGAAATGATCCACAACCAATTACAATAACCTTCTTCCTAGAACGAGTAAGATAACATGGCAAACATTGATGCAAAACTTCAAGTTGCTGAATTAGATTTCGATACAATCAAGCGAAATCTAAAAGAGTTCATGCAGGCTCAATCAGAGTTCAGCGACTATAATTTTGAAGGCTCAGGTTTGTCGACACTTATCGATGTTCTTGCATATAACACTCACTATATGGGTTACTATTTAAATATGGTAGCCAATGAAATGTTTATTGATACTGCTCTCACTCGTGGCGCAGTTGTGTCTCACGCAAAACTTCTTGGTTACACTCCTCGATCACGAGTTGCATCAAAGGCTGCAGTAGATCTAACGATCACTCCAGTTGCAAATGATTCAAATAGTTCTATTGTTATTCCTCGCTTCACACGATTTGTTTCTGAAACAAAAGATGGTGTCAATTATATCTTCGTAACACCATCAGCTCGTATCGTGTCAAAGAATGCAACAACAGGATTGTTTAATGCTGAGAACCTAGAAATTAAAGAAGGTCAGCCAATAACATTTACATATACCTACAATTCTCAGACAAACCCAAACCAAGTATTCGAATTGCAAGATAGCGGTATTGATACTTCAACACTATTTGTGACTGTGCAAAAATCACCACAAAATGCAAATTTAGAAACATTTATTCTGGCTCAAGATGCCACTGATGTTGACGAAACTGCTCCAGTGTATTATCTTGAAGAAAATAAAAATGGTCGATATCAAATTTATTTTGGTGATGATGTAATTGGTAAGAAACTTTCAGACGGAAATATTGTCATTGTTTCTTATGTTGTGACCGCTGGTTTATCTGCAAATGGATTAAAGTCATTCCGTTTACTTGACAATATTTTAACAAACACAACAACTACAGTTACGCTGCGAAGCGAATCTTCTGCTGGTGCAGTGGCAGAAACTATCGATCAAATTAAGTTTACTGCACCTAAATCTTATATTGCTCAAAATCGTGCAGTTACGAAGAATGATTATATTGCATTGATCAATCGCGACTATCCATACTTCGAAGCAGTAAATGTTTGGGGTGGAGAAGACAATGATCCTCCAGTTTTTGGAAAGGTTTTCTTTACTGCAAAGCCACTCGGTGGATATGAGATTACTACAACAGAAATTGAATTTGTGAAGAACAATGTGATTAAGCCATTCTCTGTGTTAACAGTAACGCCAGAGTATGTTGCTGCTGATTATAACTATTTAAATCTGTCAGTTGATGTTAATTTCGATCCAACAAGAACAAATAAAACTGCAGAAGAGGTCAAAGCGACAGTTGTTTCTACAATTCGTAATTTTGCAAATACCAGTTTAGACACCTTTAACAACTCATTTAAAGTTTCTCAATTATCTCGTGTAATTGATGACTCTGAAACCTCAATCACAAGTAATGATGTGAAGGTTGTAATCGAAAAACGATTTGCTCCTGACACAACTCGTTCACAAAGTTATTCAATTAACTTTGGTACAGAATTGCAGCAAGGCACAACTTTACAAAGACTTACATCAACTCCTTCATTCACTTATGTTGATAGCGCAAATATTGAAAGAGAATGTTTTATTGAAGAAGTTCTACAGTCATATACTGGTGTTGAGGAGATAGAAGTAACTGCTCCAGGTAGTGGCTTTACAACAACTCCTTCTGTTGTTATTGAGGGTGATGGCATAGGTGCTGTTGCACAGGCACTCGTTGTAAACGGATCTATTCGAAAGATTCAAATTGTAAATCCAGGAACTGGATACACCTCAGCGACTGCAAGAATTGATGGTGGCGGAGGAGCTGGTGCAGTTTTACGACCAATTCTACAAGGGCGATATGGTCAATTGAAGATTTATACCATCACTAATAGTATTAAGAAAACGGTCGTTGAAAATATCGGTACGATTAATTATAAGACAGGGCTGGTGACATTAAATAACTTTTTCCCAACTGCCGTTTCTGATCCATTTGGAACTCTTGTGATTACGGCAACACCAACAAAGAAAATATTCTCATCAGAAAGAAATAGAATTATAACTCTTGATCTATCTGATCCTACTGCATTGTCAGTCACCATAAACGCAATTATTGAGTAATAATATGGCGGCAGCTGAAAAAACAATATCAGCATTAGTTCAGACGCAACTTCCCGACTTTATTAACGGGAATCATCCACAGTTTAAGCGTTTCATCGAACTATATTATTCTTGGCTTGAGCAAAATGCTCCTGCTGGTATTTCCAACACTGCAGGCAATACAATCTATCATGCCATGCAAATTGGCGATTATAGAGATATCGACGAAACTCCAGATGAGTTTATTCGATACTTTAAAGATGAATTGTTGCCACATTTTCCAGAAAATCCTTCGCTCGATATTAAAAAAATTCTCAAGAGCGCAAGAGAATATTATAATAAAAAGGGTAGTGAAGAATCACTCAAGTGGTTATTCAAGGCATTATACGACACTGATTTAGAAGTCAACTATCCTAAAGAACAGATTCTGATTGCATCAGACGGTAAATGGAAAAAGCCAAGAGCATTTAGAATTACAGTTGGCGAATCAAATAAAAATGTAGATGTCAATCTCTTAGAAAGAAAACTTGTTGTTGGTTCAATTTCTGGCGCGACTTGTATTATCGAGTCCGCTAATCGTACCATTGATGAAACAAATGGTAGAGAAATTATTGAGATTTATATCTCAAACATTACCAAATACTTTAATAATGGTGAAGACATTCTCATTAACTATGTCGATGCAAATGGTATCGATAGAGTATTTCGTGAAAGAATTATTGGAACATTGTCTAATGTTCGCGTGGATTCAAATATTCGCACTGATCCAACACAAAGAAGACGAGGATTGTTGTATAATGTAGGTGATCCAGTCGTAATTACTGGCGGTCTCGGAACCTCCGCAGAAGCCAATGATGCTGCGGCAATAGTTGGTAATGTAACTCGCGGATCTATTGAGGCAGTTACACCAACATTTTTAGGCTACGGTTATCGCGAGTATTATAACACTCAAGTCGTTGTTCTAAGAACAATTGGTGTTGACGACGATGAAGCAAACTCATCAACAGATCTTCGCGTAATTGCTTTGAATACTTCTGCATGCACATCAAATAGCCAGAAGAATTATCTAGAATCAATTACTTACGACAAAACCTCTATTGAATTTTTAGAAGATACATTAATTGGTGCGGCAAATTTTGCACCAATGACACCAAACAATATTAATATTATTCTTAATGCAACCGAAGAAGATTATACAGACTATTTTGAAAACTTCGAAAAAGTTTGGGCTAACGGAAATAATCAATTCGATGCATTGTTTGTTGGTTATGTTGGTACACCAAATGGAAACACAAAGATAACAGGAACAGTTTCGTTTTATGGAGATACATCTGCAAGCGGAACTGTTGAGATTTACGGTAATACAGCGATTTCTGGTGCTGTTAGCGTCAACACAGCATTAGGTTCGAAAACAGTTACAGGAACAAGCACATCATTCTTAACTAATTTCTCCTCTGGTGATTTTATTCGAATTAAAATTGATGCTTTCAGTTTATCAACACATGAAATTGATTCTGTAGATAGTGATACAAAATTGACATTGACAACAGATTTTCCTGTTACTGTAACTTCACAACCAGCATATAAGGCAAATTTGACTGTTAAGGGAACTTCTACTGCATTCTTATCAGAAATTAATTCTGGTAATACAATTTCTGTAAATGGTGTCACAAGAATTGTCGATGCAATTGCTTCTGATACTGTGTTAACTGTCACAACACCGTTTGATTTCTCAAGTTCTGGAAACAACATTTATCTAGATGTAGAAAGCGGATCAACGACAGTTATTGGAAACAATACTAAATTTACACAAGAACTAAAAGTATCTCAGAGTTTAAGAGTTGAGGGTGAAGATCAAACTATTTCAGCGATCACAAATAATGAACATCTTACAGTTACTTCTGCTTATTCTGCAACTGTAACGAATAAAAATGCATATCGAGTCGGTGTATTTGCCGACTATATTGGTCCAGACGCTACTGCTCCACTTTTAATCTATGACACACAATATTCTGGTTCTTTAGCGCAAATTTTAGCAGGACCAGGAGCAACACTGGCTGCAGTTAATAGTGGTAAAACTTGGACTATCGCTGCAGTAAGTTCTCCATATGGAGTTCCAATTCCTGCGAATGCAGAATCAATGATTGTTCAAGGATTAGATTTTGAGACCGTCAACACTGGTGGTATCTCTGCAATTTCTGTATTAGAAGGTGGTTTCGGATTTCGTGCTGAACCATCTCTTGAAATTGATTCATATTATGATACTAATTGGTCTGAAGATTACGACTATAACAACTCACTAGAACAAGATACAAAAATAGGGTTATGGCAAAACTTTGCCGACCTTGGAGTGTTGGCGCATGTGCATATCAACAGTGGTGGTACAGAATACACTGTTGGCGATGGATTAATTTTTGTCGGTCGTGGGTATGGTGCAAACGGGTATGTTCAATCTGTTGCATCCAATGGAGCAATTACCTCTATTGTTCTTGATAATCGTGGAGAAGGATATCTTGAGCGACCAGAAATTATTATGAATCGCTCTTCAGTTTCATATGACACGCTAACTGGAACTGCAACTGTAAACAACAGAAGCAGAGTTGTGACGGGATCTTCGACGACTTTCTTATCAGATATTTCAAATAAGAGCGTAATTCGTATCAATAGTGAGGTTCGAAGAGTTGTTGCAGTCACTAACAATACACTATTACTCGTCAATTCTGCATTTACTGCAAATGCGACAAGTCAAACAATTCAACGACGAGATGGTGACGAGGCAACACTAACAGGTTACTTATTTGGTGATGGGTTCCAAGAAACAATTGAGACTTCGGCAATCGGTCGTGTGCAGGATATTCGTTTGTTGTACCGTGGTTATGATTATGTTTCCACACCAACTATCTCACTAAAAGTTCTTGACACTGTTGTTGATGCATTGGCTGAAGCAGATACTGTTTATGAACAAGAATATATCTACCAAGGCACATCACTACAGAATTCAACTTTCCGAGCAAATGTTAAGTCCTATAACAGAACAACAAATGTTCTTCGACTATACAATTATTCAGGCTCAATTAATGTCGAGCAGTCATTAGTTACTGCAAATAATCTTTTCATCGATGTTGATACTACCGAAAGAGTTCCAGTTCCTGTTCGTGGTGTTCTTGTTGGAACTGGTCCATCAACATTCTATCCAGAATCTGTCGCTGATCTACCAAATCCGATGTATTATGGAAATGGTCGAGCTCGCGCAAATGCGCAATTCGCAAATGGTCTTATCGAATTCAATGGATTCTTCTTGAATACAGATGGATTCCCAAGTGCTGATAAAGTTCTTCAAGATGATACAATCTACCATAATTTCTCATATATTATTCAAGCAGAAAAAGATTTAATTGAGTATGAGAATACCATAAAGAACATTTCGCATCCAGCTGGAATGTCGCTAACTGCAAAAAGAATTGCACAAAGCGAGGATAATGCTGCAATTGTTCTTACTTCAAATGCTGATGTGCTACTATCAAAATACGATTCTTCTCGTGTGAGTGTTGCAAACTCTAGATCAAATACAATTACTGGATTTGGAACAGACTTTACAAGTAGCATTGGTGGCGGTGCAGCAAATACTAAAGTCAATGTTGGTGATTTGTTCATCTTAAATTACAGTGGTGCATTTACTGCTAATTCTATTGCAAATGATCCTTCTCTCAGAACACAGACAAAGGTTGTTACTGAGGTTCTTTCCAATACATCATTGAATGTTGAAGGTAATTTTGTGATCACTGGTCAAGGTAGAGCAAACAGCAATACAGTTTATAGTGCATTAACTGGAACAGTACTCATTAATCCTGCTGTGACGGGGACAGCCGTTCTAAACCCAGCAATTTCTGGAACTGTAAATGTTAATGAGAGAATTACAGGAACAGTTAATGTCTACACAACTAATGTTGTTGTCGGTAATGCTACATCGTTCACAACACAAGTTCTTGTAAATGACATTCTAACAATTAATAATCAAGTAAGACGAATTACTTCGATTACAAATAACCAACATTTGCTTGTAAATGCTGTATTCAGTAATGCAGGAACCGATAATGTTGCATTTCTTTCAAATGTAGTTGTTTTGGGTATCGGAACCTCATTTGTAGGAAATGTCTTTATCGGTGATATTATTACTGTGAATAGCGAAATCCGTGAGGTAACTTTCGTCAGTGCAGCAGATCGACTTGAGGTGAATGCTGCATTTACATATCCAGCAAATACTCAATTGCTATATCTTCGTTCAAATGTTGTAACAGGATCTGGAACAAACTTTGATCCACAAATTAATGTTGGCGATATAATCACAATCAATAATGAGCCTCGTCGGGTTACGGTAGTTACAAACGACACAACTCTACAAGTGAATGCTAACTATACACATCATGCAACTGGTGCATCGATTTATAAACAAAATAATATTATTCTTGGTGCTGGTACGAACTTCACAGGACAGCTCGCTGCAAATGATATTATTACGGTAAATAATCAAACTCGCGAAGTCATAACGGTAACTGATGGAACTCATATAACGGTTAATGCACCATTTATCTATTTTGGTACAGGAAACTCTATTCATAAACTTCAAAATACTATCGTTCAAATCTCTGGCAATGTGAACGCTATTTCTGATATGATTGTTGCGGGTGATAATCTGTCCTTTAATATTGCAGTTGCAAATGTCTATAAGGCTCAAACAGGAACGGTGCAGATATTTACACAAAATGGTAAGGTTGTGGGAACTGCAACTGCCTTCAGCACAGACTTGGTTGTTGGCGATTTCGTCACCGTAAATAATGAGATTCGACAAGTTGTAAATATTGCAAGCGGAACAGTTATGAATGTTAACTCCGCATTTGAAGATGCTGCAACTGGAACAACCTTATACAGAAGAGCCACAGTACAAAACGCAAATGTTGTTTCGATATCTTCTAATAACATCACATTAAATATCGCTGTTCCAGCGAATGTGTCTGGATTAGTTTATCATGTGATTCCAAACTACTTCATTGGTCAAACTTTACCTGGAACCGTAAATGTACTATCGGGTAGTATTGTTGTTACAGGTAATACAACATCACCAAATGTAACTTACTTTGTTGGCAATGTTGCAATCGGAATGAGTGTCACTGTAAATAATGAAACTCGAGTTATTGCATCAATCACTAATAATGATACTCTAACTGTCACATCTGCATTCACTAATTCAGCGCAAGATAAATATTTGACTACGAATCAATCATATGACTATAGGGTCGTAACTCTAACTAAAGATCTTGGATAAACAATGAAAGCATTAATCTCGCCATATTTCGGTAAGTTCCTTGCAGAGGACATCAAAAAACAGTTCTCAAATGATGCCAATGTCTATATTGGTATTGGAAGATCTGTAGAATTTGGTTCCTCTGTGACAGATGTGGATCCTGTTCTTTATTCTACAATTGATATTAACTCAATCTATAGAAATCTTATTGGATTAAAGAAAATTCAATCTAGCGATATGCAGTTAGTTGTTGCTCGTAGAGATTGGGCTTCTGGAATAACCTATGACCAATATGAAGATCATGTGAATATGTTTAATTATATCGATATTAATAATATCGGTACTGCGAACGCAAATGCAAATACTACACTAGCAGGAACAGTAAATATCACAGCATCAAATGTTGTTGTTGGTAGTGGAACTTCTTTCTCAAATTATATTTTTCCTGGTGATCAAATTGCAGTCAACCTTGCTACAAAAACGGTTGTTTCTGTCACAAACAATGATCATTTGGTAGTAAGTAGCAATTTTGCAAACACAAACACTGGTGGGTCAATCGTTCTTGTTAAGAATACCAAAACTCTTGTCGCAAACTCTGCAGACTTCACTGCTCGTTCAGTGGGAGATGTCGTAAGAATTAATACTGACGACCGAGAAATTGTTGCAATTCGAAGCAGCAAAGTCATTTCTTTAAATGCTGCGCTAACTTATTCAAATTCTAATATTACTGTTTCTACGGTTTCCAATACCTATCCACTGACTGCAAATAATTTCTATATTCGCAATAGTCGTGATCAGGTGTTTAAATGTATCTTTGACAATAATAATGCTGTTTCGACAGTAGAGCCAACTATTGATATTGATGGACAGTTACCAGAAAGTCCATTTATTTTGACAGGAGATGGATACAAATGGAAATATTTGTATACGATCCCTTCTGGTTTAAAACAAAAATTCTTTAATCAAAAGTGGATGCCTGTAATTACTGATCAGGCTGTGGTGGCTGGATCGGTTGACGGTGCAATTGACATTATTGAGGTTTTATGGGGTGGTTCTGGTCATGTTGCGGGAGGAAACTCTAATACTGCTCGCATCATATCCGTCACGGGAACTGACGGAGCAAATGCTAATCTGATGGCAAGAGTTGAGAGTGGTGTAATCACTGGTGTTACGATCTTGGCTGGTGGTAATAATTACACTCTCGGTACGGTGGAAGTCGATGATAACGATAAACTTGGTACTGTTACATTACCAGGAACAGTTAATGTTTCTGGTTCGATAGTCACAGCTAATCTCTCGAACAATCCATACTTCTTAGCCAATGTGTTTCCAAACGACATTGTCACTGTTAATGAAGAATCGCGAAATGTTGTTACTGTTTCGTCAACGCAGCTCTCGTTGAATGCTGCTGTAAATAGTGCAGCTTGCACTCAAACTGCAGTAATTACTCGCTCAAATGCTGAGTTTAATATTCAGTTCTCTCCTCATGGTGGTCATGGATCTAATCCATTCGAGGAACTAGGGTGTCACACCTTAATGATTTCTACGGAATTGGTTAGATCCGAAAACGAAACAATTCCAGTAAGTCAGGTCGCCCAACTATTTGACTTTAATCAAGTTTCGATCATCCAGGATCCAATATATCGATTTGCGAATAATACGACTCGATACGCAAATTCTAACAATTTAAGAGCAACGACTCGTTTGTTTGTTGCTGATCCAGGTGTATCGAACTTCGTGCAAGACGAAACTGTTTATGTTGGTTCTACCGTTATCAATGCATCTGGTGTTGCTAATGTTGCTCACTGGGATCCAAACGATAACTTTTTGTATATAAATAATATAACTGGTACTTTTGCCGTCCAAGAAGCGATAAAAGGCGAATCTTCAGGGATTTCTATTCCAATCATAGAAATTGCCAACTCGGAAATTAAGCCATTTAGTGGTACTTTGTTATATACTGAGAATCGCAAAAATGTTGTTCGACTAGACAATCAGATCGACCAGATTAAAGTTATCCTATCATTCTAGGTAAAAAGACATGGAATTTAATATTGAACCGTATTATGATGATTTTGATGATAATGCGCGAGATAATAACTATATGCGCATTCTCTTCAAGCCAGGAAAGGCAGTCCAGGCTCGTGAACTCACACAGATGCAGTCTATTCTGCAAAATCAGATTAAGCAATTCGGTGACCATGTTTTCCAAGACGGTTCCCCAGTTATTGGTGGTAATTTAACTCTCGATAACAAAGTTCGACACATCAAGCTCCTAGAAACTTTTAATAATGTCGATATTGAAATCGAAGATTTTGATCGCAAGGTTGTTCGAAACACTTCAGGATCAGTTCAAGCAAAAGTTCTTGCAACATACTTTCCAACCGACGGCATTCCTACTCTTGTTGTTAAGTATTTGACTGGTCTTGAATTCCAAGACGGTGATGTGATTAAAATTGCTGGATCAACCACACAAGCCCAGTTAATTGCTTCTAACGCTAGTGGTCAAGCCACAGTTGTTTCTATTAACGAAGGTGTGTTCTATGTCGACGGATTCTTTGTTCAAGTCTCTGATCAGACAGTTGTCGCAGCGGCTTATGATGTAACTGCGAATGTTAAGATCGGACTTGAGATTAATGATACAATTGTTGATAGTGAAATTGATACGACCCTATTAGATCCTGCTCAAGGATCATTTAACTATCAGGCTCCAGGCGGCGATCGCTATCAGTTTAATCTAACACTCTCAACTCGCCCACTTGATTCTATCATTGACGAAGCGCAATTTTTTGAATTAATGCGTCTTGAAAATGGTATTATCACCAAACAAGTCAAATATCCAATCTATGCAGAGTTAGAAAAAACTCTTGCTCGTCGCACCTTCGACGAATCTGGTGACTATACTGTTCGCCCATTCCGCGCATCCGTAATGGATGGCACTGATGCAAATAACTATACAATCATCATTGAGCCAGGAAAAGCATATGTTAAGGGTTTTGAGTTCGAAACCCTCGGACAAGTTAAGATTGATGTTGAAAAACCAAGAAGCGCAGCTGATGTAAAATCAATCGTTGATGTTGATGTTGATACCTCTTCTGGAAATTATCTTTATGTGACATCTATCGTCTCTCCAGGACAAGGCAATGCATTTATTAACATTGCTGCCATGGAAAAAGTTGATATTCACTGCGGTACTGCAACACAAATCAATGTCGGTCTCGGCAGTTCTGCTGCAAATGGATTTATCTATCAGAATACAAAAATTGGTACAGCAAGAGTTCGCGACTTTGTTCGCGAAGACAATAGCACTGAATCAATTGTCGACGGTAATGGTGTATACAGAATTTATTTGACAGATGTTAACATTGTCCCTAAAGTGTTGCGTGCCGATGGAACACACACTTCAAGTACGATCAATGTTGCCTCTGGTCAATTTATGCCGAGAACAAATGGATTGTATTCGAATGTTTCACTAACAATTCTTCCAATTAAACTAGATGCAGTTGCTAATGTTTATGCAGCATATGCTAACGCATTTAATGTGAATGCAAACGCTAGTGGAACATTTGCAGGTAAGATCTCTGTTGGTGATATTATTCGTGTTGGCGACTTTGCAAAAGAAGTTGTTAGAGTTGATACAGGAAATCTCGTCGTTAACTCAATATTCTCTTATGCACTGGCAAACTCTGCATCAAATCCACTGCTTGCATATAAACAAACTGCACACACACAAAATGTTGGTGGGCAAACAAGAACTATTGCAAACTCGTGGTGGCAATCAAATTATGCCACTCTTCAATTAGATCGTCCATTTGATAATCTAGGTGTGCCAGATTCAAATACGGTATTCCAATTAAACTTTGGTGTAGATGACGCTGAGTGTATAGTTTCTGGTCTTGCCGTCGCAAATTCATTGCTTGCAAATGTTAATACAGCAATGAATGTTGCCATTGATTCGAAACTCATCAGCGGCGATGTTGTATTGTCTGAACCACAAGACAAGGTGTTCATTTACCAGCTTCCTGGAACATTTGTTGCAAGAACATCAATCAATAATGTTGATTATGAGCACGACAAGGCTATTTTAAATAAAACAGTTTCGGTCGGTTCTCCTGGTGTCTTCATTATCGGTGCAGGTGATCTCTCAACAGCAACAATTCCGTGGTCAGGAACAACAAGCTCTATTCGTCAAAACCTTGTGATTGCAGTTCGCGATAATGGTGGTTCAACTACTCCGAATGGTGCAATATTAAATCTTACATCAGCGAATGTGACTGTCACATCAAGCCAGATTACAATTGATACTGGTGATGCTTTATTACAATCAATTGATGCAATTATTCGTGTTAAGGTTAATGATGCTGAAGATCTAATTCGCACAAAGACATATTATGCAGATTCCTCTTTTAGCGCAGATCCGTTCACATACCCATCATCAAACGCTACTCAAAATACTGAGGTTTCCATAACAAATCTTGGACATGTTGCATCACTAAATCTTGCAAATGGTTTAATTTGGCTTTCAAATCCAACATATAACGCTGTCCGTCCAGGCGATTCAATTTCATTGTTCCTTCCAGATGTGGTAAAGGTCAATAAAGTTCTCATGGGCAACACAACGCATTATCCAGATGTTGATAATGTTGAAGACATTACTGAAAGATTTGTTTTTGACTATGGTCAGCGCGACGACAAATATGACCATGCAAAAATAATCTTGAAGCAGGGCTACAGTACACCTTCTGGTAAACTCCTTGTTCATGTAAACTTCTACCACCACATTTATTCTTCTACGAATAAACTATCATTCTTCGGTCCGTCTTCATATGGCGCAGATCAATATGACGATAATTTAATTCCAGTATATACAGATACAAATGGAAACATTTTGTATCTACGAGACTGTTTAGATTTCCGTCCATCTCGACCAGTTGGTGATGTTGCAGATACATTCAATGTTCCAAACTTCCCGCAACCAGATTCAACAACTGAGTTGTCATTTAATTATTACCTACCTCGTGTTGACAAACTTGTATTGTCAAAAGATAAAGAGTTTCGAGTAATTAAGGGTAAGTCTGCAGTTATTCCATCTATTCCAAAGGATGACGATGACGCAATGACCATGTATACATTGCGCTTGCCTCCATATGTTAATGATGTTCAAGATATTCGAACAGAATATAATGAAAATCGACGCTTTACTATGAAAGACATTTCAAGTATTGATAAAAGAGTACAAAAACTCGAGTTCTTTGTCTCGCTAAACAATGTTGAAAATCTAGCCATGAATGATAAGACATTGTACGAAGATAACACAGAAAAAGAAAAGTTTGGTATTGTTGGTGAAAACTTCCGCAACTTCTCGATTGCTGACTTTAAAGATCCAGGATTTAGTTGTGCGCTTGATCAAGGTTTCTTAACACCAAGAACAACTACATTACCGCTTGCATTTAAGAATAAAGTATTGGCTGATATGAAGTTGAATAAGAAAACAATTTCATTGAACTTCACAGAAACACCAGCAATTTCTCAAAACCTTGTTTCAGATAAGGCGGTATCTGTACAACCATTCTTGTTTGGTCAATTCAATGGCATTGTAGAAATGGCTCCTGAAACTGATTTTTGGACTGACAATCAACTCAAGCCAGAAATTATTACTGTTCCAGAAAGAGTTCGCATTGAACACACGACAGTAATTAAAGAAACGATTATTGAAAAACAACCACAAATTACAATTGAGCAGATCTT